ATTGGTACTGCTCCCAGTCTTTGGCAGCACCACTTGCAAGAGCATCCGCAACACTTTGCTCGCGCTCTCGTAATCTTTTGTACACGTGCCGGGCGAAGTCAACAACATCCATCAAAGGATATCCCGGTACTTTTCCTGCGTCTCGGCCACCATTGGACCGCCCTCGGCCCAAGAATCACAGGTGTTCTCGGCCTCGCAGACGAACTTGTAGATCTGGCAGTAGCCAAGCGGAGGGCTTTCCATGTCGTCGTCAAGCCCAAGACACTCGAGGATCTCCTCGGTCTGGTTGTACGCTGCGCAGTTACCGCACACCTGATCCATGTCGAAGGACGAGCCCGTATTCGGCTCCCGGTAGTCCGCCTCGTCAACCGCAGTTTGGCGATTCTCGGCGTTCAGGTCTTCGTCCTGCGTGGGAAGAGGGCAGCTGTTGCCCTCCTCTGTCTCTTCGTATTCATCGACAGGGATGGCCCCATCGGGGAGGAGACTGATGACGATCGTAGTCATTAGAAGTCTCCTCGGAAACCTTTGCCGGACATCTGAGAGGTGCCGCACCCGCGGACCATGCCGCCGTCTGCGAACTTCTTGGCCCCGCCGAAGTCCTCAAGATCTCGCGACTCTCGCTCTTGAGAGCGCAGGCTGCGTTCTTCCAGCTCCCGCATCCCGCGCCCTTCGGTGCGGTCGGGGCGAGCAATCGGGCGATACGAGCGCTCAACAGGGTTGGGCCCTGTCATCGCACCTGTCGTAGACATCTCGTCGTACGGCTTCGGGCGGTTCTTCTTCTTGGTGGGCTTCATCTCAGAAAACTCCTTTGAAAACGTTGGCTCGTGGCGAAGAGCTAAAGCGTGATTGGACCATACCACCTTTCGCCATCTTTTTCTGCCCTGCTTTTGACAGAGCAATGGCTACGGCTTGGTCCTGCGGTCTACCCGCGTCCATCTCAGTGCGGATGTTAGTGCCTATAACATCCTGCGATTTACCGTCCTTGAGGGGCATTTTGATTCCTCATGATTGCGTTCTGGCGTTGCACCTCGATGCGTTCGCGGTTGACCGAAGCGCGGTCCTCGGCGATGTCTTCTTGGCTCTCGATCCGGGCAGCATCTGTAGCTGCGCGCTGCTGCATCTTCGCAGCCTCCATGGCGATCTGCGCCTGGTCCTCGGCAGTCTTGCGCTGCAGCTCCTGCTGCTTGATGCCCAGCTCCTGCATACGAATTTGCACCAGCGGGTCGGACATCGGATCTTGGCCTGTCGGGACCAGCTCGGAAATAACCTGCTGCATGATCTGCATAAGCTGCATCGACACGAGCTTCTCGATCTCGGCCGGGTTCTGCATCTGCGTCTGCACTTCCATGATCTGCGCTTGCGCCGCCATGGGGTCGACGCCCCCCGTTTGGGCCAACATTTGAAGCTGCCCAATCAAACCTTGGATCTCCTTCATGACCATCTGCCGCGCCTTCTGCGACGCATGTTCCATGATGTGGGCGTAGAATGTGCCCATGACCTGAGGCGACATCGCCACCAGTGGGGTCTTCATAAACATCAGGTGAAGCTGCATGTGTACGTCGTGATCCTGATCCGGGAAGGTGTTCAGGATCTCGCCCATAAGCGCCCGCGCATTCTCAACCGCAGGGTCCAGCGGCTGAGGCTGCGGCGGAGGAGGCAAAAGCTCTTCGATGTTCTGGACCTCGAGGGCCTGATACATCCGGCGGTACGCTGCATGCAGGTTGTGCATCTGCGGGTTGGACTGCGCCAACTGGAGCTGCGTCTGTGCCAGCGTGACTCGCTGCGCCATCGAAAAGATGTTCGGGTCCGAGACAGGGATGACATCCACGCGGCCGTCAAAATCCTCGGCCTTGATGGTGCGCTGGGCGCCCGCCACGTCGTACGGGTACTCCGGCGGCAGGTTCTCCGCTAAAATGCGCGCCAAAATCCGGAACTCAGACTTCTGCGCGTAGTGCAGGCGCTTGTGGATCGCCGACATCACCTTCATGCCGCGCTCGAGCAGCGCAACCGTGGTGCCTACCGGGGCCTCTTGGTTCATGTTGCCGGTCTGCTGGTCCGCCAGCGAGACAAAGCGCCGCCCGCCCTCGATCAGCGCGCCAAGCAGCTGAACCAGCGTAGCCGACGGCTCCTTGTACGGCAGCGGAATAATCGAGTCCCGAATGCTACCTCCGGGGGTGTCAATGTCACGCCACTCGCCCGGCTGCAAAGGCTCGTCGTTGTTGCGGACACGCACACCACGGGCCTTAAACCCGGCAGGCAGGTTAGCCAGCGTGCCGGCGTCAATAAGTTGACGCAAGATGCTGGTCGCCGCACGGCCCAGGCCGCCGATCATGTGGATCAGGCCGAACCCGTAAAAGCCGAGGCCGGGCATGAACTTGTAATGCACGAAGTAATGCCGCTTGCGCGCTAGGTCCGAGTTCTCGTCGAAGTTCCGGCGGATCGACAAAACTTGGCTAGAGCCCTCGTCTATCGTTACGATGTAGGGCAACTGGATCCCAGTTGGCTCACCCTCTGGGTCCATGTCCTCGAACCCGTCAAGGTCCAGATCAACATGCATCTCCAGAAGCGTGTACACATCGTCTGTGTACGATTTGCTCGTACCTTGGATCTCGTCGACCTTTTCACGGACAGTGTCCGGGCCGCCTTCGTAGCTGGTCAACTCAACGTCGCGGTAGAACCCCGCAACTTGGAGCTTGCGCACCTCGTTGGCGTCCATCCGCAGCACATGCGTGATCCGCGACGCCGTCTGTAGGTCAGAGGCCGAGTACGGGACAACCAGATCCTGAGCCGGAACAAACTTCGAGACCGCGCGCTGGCGGGCTTCGTCGAAGTAGACCTTCTTGAACGTCGAGCCAGACAGCGGGAGATAGAACAGCAGCTGATCCATGTCCGGATCATACTCTTCCATGATCTCAGTGATCTGGTAGTTCATGTAATGCTTGACCCGCGAAGCTTGGTCCTCGCGCGCCTGGTCTTGCACACCCATAACCTGCGTTTGAACTGGGCCGCCAGCCGGAAGCAATTCCTTGTACGCCTGCGCTTGGAACTGGGTCACGCTTTCTGAGATGAGCGGATGCGTCACGCCGGACGCGCCCTCAAAAGGCGTGCTGCGCTCTTGGTAGTTCACGCCCAGCTGATCTAGGCCCTTGGTGTAGCCCTCTTCCCATTCGGAGCGGGAGGACAGATCGTCCTCATAAGCAGCCTGCAGTTCACTCGAAAGCTCCCCGAGGTATCCGTCGTCCAAGTACTCAGCTAGGTTCGCGTTGTGCGGGATCAGCTCTTCCTGGCTCATCTCTTCCATCGCCGCAGCCAGCGCTTGAACGATCGCGCCGCCTTGGCCGTCCTCAGTGACAGACGCGCCGCCCTCAAAGGTTTCAGGCGTCATCACAGGGACGTCAACCGCAGACGAATCCATCGCACCACCGGCGGATGCCATGGCTGAATCTACGAGTGAGCCCATTGGGCGAGGTGGCAAAGCCATCAGTAGTACTCCCGTTTACGAGGCGCGTACTCTTCCTCGTTCTCTTCGCCCTCGAGAGCGATCAGCCCGCCCTGCCGAAAACGCATAAGGGCCAACGTCATGCTATCACAAAAGTCGTCGTGTTCGCCATTGGGAAACGAAGCGATCTCTTCGATGACTTCATCAGAGAACTTCTTGTCTTCCGGGGCCCACACCAGACCGGCTTCGAACAGCGGCGATACCATGTGCATTCTTGTGGTCTTATCTACACCACCGCCGCCCGCGCGTCTACCAGGGGAAAACCCAAGCACCGGAATACCCCGCGCGCGAAGCTCGTCCATAAGCGGGCCGCCCGTGGCCTTTTTCTCGATGATGACCATGTCGGGATCCCAGTACTGGCACTCCTCGTAGGCCACCTCCTTGAGCTCGGGAAAGTTCCACCGCCCGCGCCGCCCATCCAACAGCATGATGTTGTCCGGCCCACCCTCCTCTGGCGAGAATATGCCCCAGGTTGTGATGGCCGAATAGTCGGCCGTCTCCTTTTTTGAGAACGCGGTGTCGTAGGCCTGCAGAACGTACTTCAAAGGAGGGATGTCCTCCTTGTCCCACATCTTCCACCACTCCCGCTTGATGAGCGCCGAGGCCGTGCCGGTGGGCTGCTGCTGCCACTGCGCAGACCATTTCTGTACGGGCAGCGAAGCTTTGATCGAGAGCAGCGCATCTTTGTCCCAAAACTCCGGCCATAGCGGGTCACCGCTGGGCATGATGGCCGGGAACTCCACGACTTCCCACTGGTCGGACATCGTATCACTGGACTGGGCCTGGAGCAGCCGACCCGTCAGGTCTTTCTTGCCCCAGCGCGTGTTGTGGCTGACGATGCCATTCGCGATGAAGTTTTCGGTCCGGTCTACCTCAACGTCAAAAACCTCTTCGTCCCCGTCCGGAACAATACTGACAACCCTATCCGTTGTGAAGTTGG